AGTAATGATTCTTACGGCTCTATGGTTGATGCTAGGGGAAGGACTATATTATCTACAATACAAAAAATGAAAACTGCTAGTGGTGTAGGTGAGGATAATGGCGTAAATATTTCTTTTTCATACTTAATAGGTAAAGATAATAGATTTGAGTTTAGACCTAAGTATAAAAGTAATATTAATTTTACTAGAAGTAACATAAAAATAAATAGTTTAACCACTAAATTAGATTCACAAGTTACAAATCTTAGAGTATATTATAATAACGGTAAAAGTTTTGTTGATTGGCCGGCTACTACAATATCAAACACAACACGTTGGAAAGTTTTAGAATACCCTAAAATAAAACAACATTCAGAAGCAGTAAATATTGCCAAAAGACAATATGCTACATACGTTAATGCACCTTTTGAAGTTACAGTATCGCCCGTAACTACTACTGCTGAAAAATCTAAAATGATAGATACAGGTAGACATGGTTACATAGCAGATTCTTACGTAGCATTAGAGGGTACGAATGACGGTTATACAAAGGTGTGTAATTGGTCTAGGTTAGGTACAGGTGGGGTTTTGTTTAATGGTATGGTAAATGCTTTAGATGGCAACCAAAAAACATCTACTGATTTGTATGCAAGATATGGGATAAGTAAAGACGTAACTACAAGTGGTGATATTTCTTGGAACGACAATTTTTATTGGTATGGTAGTGCCTCTATATCTAACGCCGTACAAATCGTACATATACCTAATGGTACACCATTTGTTAGCGATAACCATACACACCCTATGCGTATATGGGTAGACCTAAAAAGCGGTCAATCGGGAACAGACATAGACAACGCCGAGTTCACTATAAACGTAGGTGATTATTCTTTTGATGACGCTACTAAAGCAGCAACTAGTCGAAGTAGTGTTACCGTAAATGTAAAACATAGTGGTTTTTATGAAATAGCATTACCTTCGACATACAGCGACACAAGCGTAGGTAACATGGTAGTTAGTTTTAACGCAGAATATTGTAGGGCTTTGCTACGTCATAGATGTGGCGACCCCACACACGCAAACATTCTAAAACAAGTGGCTACTAACACCAACACTATATTCCCTCTAGGTATGAGAGAATACAGCGAGATGGGTGCTATGGGTACTACTAGAGCAGAATGGTATGCCCCCAAGATTCTAGTAACAAGAGATTTGTCTTACACCCCCGCTACTTTTGTAAATGTTACAGATGCGGGTTTAGGTATATCTAATGAAAACTTAGTTATAACAAATATTAGGTATTCTTTAAGGGCAGGACAAAGTGAAGATTTAAGTTTGACATTAGAAAGAGATGAAACAATAACTTCTAGTAGATTAATACAACATCTTTTTGGCACTGATGATGGACAAAGTAACGACGGTCAAGATGATGGAGACGAGGGTGGAGTTATAAGACCGCCTATAAATAAGCCCGGTGAACCAATAGATGATAGGCCACAATTACCTCCACCCGATACCGACCCCGATGCTGATGAGGATAACGAATCGTTTCAAACATCTAGGGGAAGGCAAAGGCAAAGAAAATTAACCAAAGGTAGTAAAATGAGTCTAAAAAATGATATGTTTTCGGGAGATGGGAAGTTTAGTATTTTAGGGCAAGAAAAACATCAATCTATACCTACTACTATGAGAAGTATAGAGGGTATGGATGTGGATATAGTAAGCACTAGCGGTAGTGCGGTACTATCTTCCGAAGGATATGTTTTTGCCGGTAAAGGATTACAAGGTCTTGATTCTTCTTCTATCGCAAGTCAAGATGTATCTATCGAAACTACATTCGTAGTACCACACGATGTAATATCAAATAGATTTAGTATTAACGCTATAATATCTCATTCATCATCTCATTCTATAAATGAAAATGCTACTCTTTATGCGACAATAAAGTGCATGGAAACAGGAAAAACATTAAGTCATAGTATTACGGTAAGAAGCGGTCTTAATAAAGATAAGATTACTATATTCCCTAGTAGTAGATTAACAGGTATGCAAACTAGTGGTAATAATATTAAGGTAACAATAACTAGGAAACCAAACACCACAGACGACGGCTCACACGAAGCAAGTATTGTATTGCACAACTTACAAATTAAGATGCACAGGGCAGTAGCACACAGCCCTTCTTCATCTAACAATTTTTCTACTATCACTTGAGTGGTACATCTTCTAGGTTATCTCTTAGGGCTAGTATGTCTTGCGCTCTTTGCCTACCGACACCCTTGACAGCCATAACTGCTTTTTGTGTAGTCCTAAGCCTAAGTAGTTTAGGTATGCTACCAAACTCTTCTAGTAAATCTTGAGCCATAGTGGGCGTAACTCCTTTTACGGAAGAAAGAAATGCGATACGAGGGTCTAACTCACTTTTTTTTATGGCTTTTTGTGTATCTGAATCGTGATTAGAGAAAGCCATTCCTAGTTGAGTGTGGTTCACTACTAACCATTCGACAAACTCATCCATAGTATTCAATTCCATATACTTAATTTTAGGGAATCTTTGATGAAATGTCATTTTGAATTGAGTATTTACTTTTTTCATGCGAGCCATTTCCGTAGCGATTTGTTTTGCTGATGGCCTTCCGGTGGCTACCCAAGGTTTTAATTTTGAGCCATAGACTACTAGTACGGGGTTGTCGTAGTTATCTTGTAAGTCTCTCAACTGAGAAACGATAGTTCTATTGCGACCAATACCAAGAATGGAACGAAAAAGGTCATTAATTTCTTTAGCCTCAACACCCCAAGTACCCATAGCATAATCAGCACTCACCATTCTACATACTTTTACGTTATTTTCACCCATACGCATTAACAATTTATTAACTACTTTTGGATTCTCTCTATCATCTACTAGTAACATCCTACCATCCTAATGTATGGTAGACCTCATCCTCTAATATAATGATGTGTGAATTACAATCACCACAGTACTTTTCTCTTGAAGTTTTTAGTGTCCAAGCGTTATGACATATAGTGCAGGCTTCCATTTCTTTTTCGGTTAAACTAACTAGGTTCATCATTTTTATACTCTCCTTGTACCGTCATCTCTCCAACAAGAGCCTTTGCATCCCACATTAGCGGATAACCAAGAACAAGACGGTGGCTGTTCGTGGTCTATAATAGAAAACAATTGCATCCTAGACATACTAGGTTTGAAATCTCTCCAATTTAATTTTTCGATAAAAGCAACTGCTTCATCTACTATCTTTCTTTTGTCTGCCGTACTCAATGTTTTCGGGTCGGCAAACAATCTAAGATTCTCTACTAAGTGATACCCTAGAGCCAACCTAACAGGATGCTTAGGGTTTTCGTGAGTCATAGCGGAAGCAATACATGGTGGTATAGGTATTTGACCGGAAGAAGTTATCTCTCCGTGAAATACATTACTATGTAGGTCTTTAGGTATAGGGTTATTAGAAATCCATTTGACTATATCAAACTCGCTATCCACAGCCCTGCCTCTAAATGGGTCATACACATCATACTCCCTGTTAGGAGTGGTAGGTATGTCGTAATTCAACGGGTCTTTGATGAAATCTAGTGTAGGTATATTTACAGCCCACTTACTTCTTTTTGTATTATATGTGTTGGGTATTCTTGTTAATTTTTGTGGATGCCCTACGCCGTCTAAAGTAGCCAAATCACTAGCCACGCTTCTTTCATACCTGTCTATATGCCTAGCAATACTTGTGCCGATTACAGGCCGCTTAAACATCTGATGTATATGAAATCCTCTACCCGTAAAGACAGTCCTTACATCACCCTCTAAACGAGATATGAGCGTTGCCACATCATTCTTTACATCATCCATAGAGCCGCCTTCTTCAATGTCGAAATCCCACCATGCTCTATCCATAATTACACTCTCAACGTCATATTTCCAAGGCCTAGTAGGGTCTTTTCTTTGAAAGGCATACAAAGATGTGTAGCAAGATGCTTTACCATTTACTTTATCTATGTAGTCATCAAAACTTTTACGAGAAAAGCATTGTGAACGGCGAAGCCCAATCTCTCTCGGAAATAGAAGCATAATAATCACTCTTCTTTTACCGCAAAGGTATAGGTAGCACCACAGGAACAAGCCAATAGAGTCATCAATTCCGGTTTATGCCCTTCCTCTCCGGTTACTCTCCAAACTTCTTCCTCGCCTTCCCAAGCATCCATTTCACCGCACGATTGACATATAATTTCCGGTTTATTCATCTATATTCCACTCCTTAATGCCGTTCAATTCCGCCTCACAATCTAGTGAAAAATCACACCACATTGGACAGAAGTAATCATTCCAATTCATAGGCCATTGTTGGGAACTAAGAGACTCAATAGTGTCATATAATGATTCCTCAAATATTTTATACGACCTCTCTCTAAGTGGTTCTAAAAGAGCAAAACCTTTCTCTGCACCAATCCACATAGTCTTACCTCTCTTATCACCCTCTAGTAATAATTTATCATCTGCGTCATATTCGTAGTCGGGGCTAATGTATAAGAAGTGTGATACATCTTCGTAATCTAACTTCCTTAACATTCTAGTATAATATATTAATTCCTTTCTAGTCCTACCCAGTTTAGACGTAGACATATTACCTGTCTTTAACTCTACTAAAATTAATTTTCCTGTTTCGGGATGCTTTAACACACCATCTATAAGACCGACCCATACAATAGGTTGCCCATTCAATTCTTCATAGACTTCATGCTTAACTTCTGCCTCCACTACCTCGAATCCACCGATGTCGTGTGCTATCTGATGTAATAGAATATTTAATGAATCAACTCCATCATCGTCTGCTACACCTTCTTGTTCTGCCGCTTCCATCAGCACGTCTGCTCCGTCTAATAAACCTCTCTCCATAACATTATGTATGGCGACACCACGAATCATTTCTTCTGTTGGTGGTACTCTAGGTATATCCGCTATGTATCTCCAATAGTATTGTCGAGGACACATCTTGTATGTCATAAAGGATGACTTACTAATTCTTAGTGCTTGGCAGTGTTCATTAGACAAGTCAGATGGCTTGTAAGAAGATGTAACAATATTGGTAAGAGTACCCATATAATCACTCTTCTTCTCTTGTTATTCCGTTATCCCAATCGTCAATAGACATTTGGTTTTTGTCGAACAGGCTTTCACCACATGACGGGCAAATATCTTCTAGTGGTATGTTAGGTAATATGGGTCTGATAACTTCTTCGTTGCACGACGGACAGATTACTCTATCCATTTTACCCATGTCATCTAATAAATTATAGAACATCATCTGTAATTTCATTATATCGTTACCCATGTACTGAACCACTTTAACCGTTTCTCGCATAAATGTCTGCATATCTTCGTCTTTCATATTCTTTTCACCCTTGTATTACCGTTATAAACTTTACACCCAACTCATATCTGCTAAACCATTCCTAGCATTTTCTATTGGTTGAGTACTCCATCCTGCCAAATCAAAGTATGGCTTTATTTTTTTTATGACAAATCTATCTACCATAACCTTAGTACCTACGGTTTCTATACCTTCAACATCTTTTGGGTTGTCGAATGCTATATACTTACCATTTTCATTTAAGGTAACTAAAAAGAATGAGCCTTTTCTATATCCTTTACCTAGATATTCGTTAGCCCATGCCGCACCTGCTGATGAGCCGGACAGTACTTTGTATTGGCTTATATCTCTCTCTAATTTACCCTTCATACATAGGTCTATTGGGTCTGTTTCTCCCTTGATTACCGAATCTACCATAGTAGACAGTCTATCAGTTACAGCAGACTCTTGTTCATTAGTTAATATTCCGGTAATAGTATCTAGCATAGCAGCCTTCATAACAGGAGGCATCCTACTTTGTTTCATCTCAATACCTTTAACGTAAATGTTTGGTTCGTGATACTCACCATCAGTCCAAGTAACCATACCTGTATATCTATTCTTAGCCACCATTATTATACGGGAACACCACTTCTCAAACTCGGTTATGATAGGGTACATTCTCTCATTAATTAATGCTAACTTTTCTAAACCTTCTTCGGGCGTAGGTATGACGCAGAATACAGAATCAGTATGTCCATAGATGACATCGAATCCTACATCTCTAGCATTCTCCATAAGTTGTCCTAGTGTCTCCCTAGAAGTGTATGTGATAGCAGCCGCTATTTCGGGATGATACATACCATATTTAGCATCTCCCGCCACTCCATACATAGATGCGACTAAGGTTTTAGCAGCAAACTGCATACAATCCCATTTCTTCTTCTCATCACCTTCGGTCAGAAACATCTTCATCTTAAACTCATTTCTAAACTTAGTCATCAATTCCATTTGTCTTACAAGTAAGCCTTTCTCACCTTGTCTAAACTTAGAACCGTTGCCGCAGTCCACACCGTTGGGGTCTAAACTATCCCAACTGATATTATACTTAGCAGCATTAGAGTGGTACATAGCACGTATGTCTAGGATACCTACGTTGTCGTACACTCCTGCTTCCACCTTAAGAATCTCCGCACCTTCATAATCCACCTTAGTGAATTGGGGTTGAGTAGGTATTTTTCTATCGAAGTCTTTATCTCTTAAAACTAAGTTGGTGAACATCTTAGTTATGAATGGTGTACTCTTAATCTCACATTGTACTATGTGTTGTAAGGCAGTATAGTAATCTAACGCATTTACTGCGTCATCTAACTTAGGTAGTAGCCTTACGTCTTGTCTACAATAGTGTATGTATAAATCTCTATCTTCGTACCAAGATTCATCGTGTCCTTTCTCTAACTCGACTTTCTTTTCTCCTAATATTTCTTCTGCCACATCGTTTAGTTTGTAAGAGGGTAGTTTTCCATTCTTCATTTCCCATAGTTTAGAAACAGCAAGCATCAAGTCTATACAATTCCTACCCACTATTGGTTGTTCCCAATCACCATACTCATACCTTAATCGCCTAAGTGGTGATAGAGCATAGGAAGGTAGCCCACACGCTCTAGTACGCTCGACTATTTGCTTTATGTCAGCACCTACGACATACCACCCTGTAATAATATCGGGGTCGCAATTCTTTAGTATTCTCATAAAATGTATGAGCATTGAACGCTCATTAGCGAATCCCATAGCAGGAGTTTCATACTTATATTCACCTAATTCAGAATAAGGTACTCCTTCGCCATCTTTCAAATCCTGCGTCGCAAGCGTAGACTCAACGAACCATACGTATTCTTTTCCGGTAAAATTATCATAGGCCACAATGACTCTCATGTGTCCTGTCGTTGGCGACCATTCACAATCCAAATACCATGTTCTATGTTTGTAGTTAGGTATAGGTTCATTACCATCGTTTATGTAATCACAAAGAACCTTGTTAGTGTAGGGTACGTTAGCCTCCCATGTAGAGCCTGCATAAGATAGTTGTCTTACATCGTGAGGGGTAGCACAATAAACCTTAGTTAAAGATTCACCATACAGACCTGTATAACCTGCTTCCGTTCTAACTGCTTCGGCTACGTAAGGAACATTCTCATCTTCCATGTAGCAGTAAGGCCAATAACCCGTAATAGTTTTCTCGTATCTTTTACCGTTTTTATCTCTAGCCCTTATGAGAACATTTCTTCCATTAGTCTTTTCTACTATCATTCTACATCATGCCTAAACATCTTAAGGTCATTACAATGTTCACACTCATATATTTCTGCGTTGTCTATATGTTCTACGAAAACCCAAGAGAAAGTTGCACCGCATCTTTCGCATGAAGGCCATCGCTGTGTGTAATTAACCATATCAATTCACCTTTCTTGCGCCCCTACTACGGGTATCAATGTTGTGGCGACGTAGCCAATTATTAATACACATTGGAGTAACACCACATTCAGTAGCGATAGTCTGCATATTTTTACCATGCTTTACATACTGTGCGCTTAACCACTCATAATCTCTATACAAGGGTTTTGCCTCACTAGGTAAGATAGTAATAAATACATCATACCCATCAATCGTTCTTTTGTTTTTTCCTAATTCTAAGTTTGTCATTTCTAAATCCATTTAATCACCCCAAGTTACTCGCTTGGAAAATAAAGTCGCCATCACCTAATGTGATTAGCATTCTGATACCCTGTCCTTCGGGTCTAAAGTCAAAGAAGTGTACGCTTGCTGTGCCTGTTAACTCCTTAAAAACATACTCTAAACCACCCATATAAACTGCCTCGAAAACAGTCTGTGACTGCGGGTCTATTTGAGAGATAGTTTTACCTTTAAGATTCTTACCTACTTCCACACATAACCCTCTCTCATCAGAAGTTACCGTGTATAGGTTGTACCTTTGGTTGTTCATATTATCACACCTAAACGCTTCATACAAAGTAGTAGTGTCTATGTCTAACCAAGAAGCAAAAGGCTTTCTTCTACCACCACTATTCAATAGATAAGTATTTTCAACTAAGTCTATCTTAGTAGCCAACCTTACAGACTTAGCCTCCCACTCATTAACATTAGAAGATGTATGAGGGAATGCTAAAGCCTTGTCAGATGAAGTCATAGTAGTTTGTTTGTTACTTGATTTTAAGATAATTTTATCTTCACCAATTTCTAATTTGATAACTCCACCATGATATTTCAAAGCACCTAAGAAGGCATCTATATCTGATATAGCAAAGTTTCCTGTACCGGAACAAGGTATAGATAATAATGTCAATGACGACAACCCATCCTTGACTAGAGAACAAGCAGTAAGTCTACCACCTACTGCTCTCATCATCAAAGAATAAACCTGTGGCATTACTTTGCCGGAAACATTTTGTTTCCTTTGTGACAAAGTAAGCAACCACGTCAAGGAATTACTATCAACAGTAATCATATAATCACTCCATGAAAGGCAATCCGAACCACTCTACATTACCGTTAGATACTTTGAGTATGTCATGTTTAGTACCAACCTTCTCTATGTTGCTACCTTTCATTTCTTCGATAGTAGCACGTACAACCCACTCACCCTCGGCTAAGGTTCTATCACCTTCGACACCTGCTGCGGGGTCTGCTTTCTTCATGTATCGGTTTAGGAATACTTGTTGAGAAAACTTCCTCATAGTACCTTTCTCCCATTCCGGCCTGAAACCAACAGTCATTAGTACTTTCTTACCTGTACCGTCATCCATGAATTGTGATACTGCTTTTAAGTGAAAGGTAAAGTAGACCTTAGCGACATTGAGGCTGTGTAGGCGTGTCAGAACATTTCTGTATAGGCGGTTACGCTCTCTCCATTCTTTCTGATTGAACGTACCATCTTCTGTTTCAATGACACCACGACTTAGTAGTGATGCTCTCATAGCGTGTTCACACCATTTTAGGAATGTTGAGCCGCCATCAAAGATTACGCCACCCACTGATTCGGGGTCATTCTTAACTTTATCAACAAGAATGTTGACGTACCATGAAGTCTTATCTAATAATGCTTTATAGTCTACATTGTTATCTGCATCAAAGATAGAATCATCTGTCTCGTCATGTAAAGGTAACACTACTATATTAGAGGCATCGGGGAACACATGGTCTACCGTTGATTTGGCTGAGTTATCTATGTCAAAGATATAGATAGTTTTACCTGCTTCTATTTCATTTTTCAAGCATGATAAAGCCAAGCCTGTCTTAGCAGTATTCTCATGTCCTACAAATGCAGCCCTATGAGTAATAGCCTTAATAGTATTATTCTCAAAGAGATTCTTGTAGTAACTCTCATCGAACCTATTTACAGGTTCGGCAGTCTTTTGTTTAGTCGTAGGTGTTCCTTGTGTTCCCCATGCGCTCATATATATTCCTCTCATTACTAGGGTTATAAACTTTGAGTAAGTATCGCTGCATCAGTCATAAGAAGTAATGCCGCTACACTAACCGCAGATTCTAAACTGTTGATTGTTACTTGTACGGGGTCAATAACCCCATCATCAAATGCGTTTCTAACATCAGTAGTTTTACCACAAATGTATTGACCGTATGTATGTATAGGTATCTCACCCGTATTATTACCTGCGTTCTGTATTATTGTAGTTATGGGTGCTGATAGCCCAAGATTAAATAATTTTTTGATATGAAAATCAACATCTTCGGGGTGTTTTGAAACTTTCATCCTAGCGAAATATAGTGCTGAACCTCCACCTGCTACTACACCACCATTCATAGCCAAACGACAAGCGTTAACTGCATCATCTACACGTTCTTTTCTTTCTAGTTGTTCGACCTCAGATTTACCTCCGACATATATCTTAGATATACCATTAGTCAATCTTGATATACGATTGTTATAGTATTGTTGCATCCAATCATTAGTTGCTTCTTGTTCATAAGAGGCCAAAGAATCTAGGTGTTGGTTTAATTCATCAGACGCTTCACCATTCGCTGTAATTATAGTAGTTAAAGCAGAAGCCTGTATTTTATCACATGAACCTACATCAAATGAAGTCAGTTTAGTGATAGATTCTCCTAGAGAAGTCTTAAACAAAGTACTCTTTGTAACTAACGCTATATCTTCCAACCACGCTTGTTGTTCATCGGGCATACCCGATGGCTTAACTAATAATGCACTTATTTTGCCCTGTGCTATGTTGACTAAAAGATTCTGTAACGCTTGATGATTAAAGTCGGTACAGAATATAGCAATAGGTTTGTTGTCTTTGACTGCTAACTCTAAAGCAGGTATCAAAGCATTGAACGTCTCAATCCTTTCAGTTGTTACTATAACCATAGGGTTATCTAAGATGCACCTAGCCTTCGGACTGTTTATCATAACATTGTGTGCATAACCCGATAGAACCTCTAACCCTTGCACATCTTCTGTGTATGTTTCAAATGTAGGACTTTTTTCTATCGTAATAGTACCCTTACTGCCTGTCTTATTGATAACGTCTGCTATCATTTTACCCAATACAGGGTCATTGTTAGCAGCAATAGTAGCCACATCTTCGATAGAGAAGTCATCAGTCTTAATGGTGTTAAGGTAATCTATTGTCTCTTCTAAGTAATAAGCCAAAGCGTCTCTAATAACAATAGGACTTACACCTTGTTCTATTAAGGTAAGAGAACCATTACACAAAGCCTGTGCTATAAGCGTAGCAGTAGTAGTGCCGTCTCCCGACTTCTCCTGTGCTTCGCTAGCGACTTCTTTAAGTAAGTCTATACCCATTTGTACGTAAGGGTCTGCATCATTGATAGCCCTAGCAACAGTAACGCCGTCATTAAGAATGACAGGCATACCCGCAGGATTCTGAATAATAACTGTTCTTGCATTTACCCCTAAAGTACCTTTGACTGCGTTAGCAACCTTGTTCACACCTTTGAGTAATTTACTCTTTGCTTCCATTCCTGTTAATATTGTTTCCATAAAAATACCTCATATAAAATCCGGTTCTTCACCGTAGTATTCTTCTCCACCTATGTAGTACGGTACTTCTTCACCGTCAAACGCTAAGATGTCAGAATAATGTAGGCAAACCCTACCGTCATCCAATGCCATTTGTATCTTATCACCATTGAATAGTACGGTGTCTCCGCACCCTATTTTAAGGGGTACGAGAGAACCTACACTATCAACAACATATTCTTTTGCGGTAATAAGACCCGATGTACTAATTGTTTCAGCCATGTTTAGGATAACGTATTCTCCTACGGCCTTCATTGTTCCCACCCATCGCTTTCAACGACAGGCTCGACCATTTGAGGAATGATGTCGAAGGCATACCAACCATTGACTGATAGCCTATCTTCACCTTCTCTACTTCTCCAAGCCCCACCTAGTAGTAGCATCTTTGTTCCTACTGCAAAGTCAATTTCTTCATCACAATATACGTCAACCGTACCTGCCATAGAAGTCATATCAGTATCAGCACACACTAAAATGTAGCCACCGTTGTCTCTTGGGTCTATGTGTATTACTTCGGTAATAACAGCGCAGTTTCTATCCCACCAACCGTCTTTACCATTGTATGTATCATAGTATGTACCTAAGTGAGATAATCCGGCTAGAAGGTTT